TCAGAAACAGGCCGCTACAGGTCTCCCCCCTGACTCCCCGCCCGAGGGCCGTAGCGCGACTGGGAAGTTTCTCCCGGGCCACAGCGGCAACCCAGGGGGCCGGCCCAAGGGGCGCCGGTCCATAATCGGGCTTCTCGAAGAGGCTATGGAGCGTAAAAATCCGAACAAGCCCAAGGAGACGCTGCTGGACACGTTCGTCCGGAAGTTCATGCAGATACTCTTTAACGGCGACGTGACGCTGATTCGGGAGTTCCTCAACCGGTGGGACGGGCCGGTGCCCGAGCGGGTCCACAGCAACCTGCCGGAGAGCTGGCGCGTCGAGTACGACGTCATGCCGAGCGCGGAGCGCCCCGAGGAACCACCGCCGGCGGAGGGGGGTCCAGATGCAGACCCTTAGCGGCCCGGGGCTCTACGCGGGGCGGGCGGAGACGCTGGTTGTGCCCCAGCGGGTATACGACAAGCAACACGAGTACGTGTCCCACCCCGCCCTGCGGAAAGCCTTCATCGGGGGGCGCGGGTCGGGCAAGACGGTCGCTGGCGTGGCGGCGCTCATGGAAATCGCCCAGCAGCGCAAGTGCGCGACCACCATCGTAGAGCCCACGTACCGGCTCATTCACGACTCGATTATCCCCGTGTTCGAGCGCCTGTGGTGGCCGCTGTACACCTTCAGGAAATCGGATATGGAAATCGATTTGCCCAACGGATCCTTAATCCGTCTGCGCACCGTGGACAACCCCGACCGGCTGCGCGGCCCCGACAACGCCGGCGTGCTCATGGACGAAGCCGCCCTCATGACCCGATACGTCTACCGGATTCTCGTCGCCACGCTCCGCGAGGGCGGGCGCTCGGGGCCTATCTACCTCACCACCACGCCGCGCGGTAGGAGCAATTGGGTCCACGACGTTTTCGGGAACGGCCGTGAGGGCCATTTCGCTACCCACGCCTCCATGTGGGATAACCCGTTCACGTCGATGGAATGGAAGGCCGCCATGGCCGAGGAGTACGGCGTGTCGTGGTTCGCCGACCAGGAGCTGGAGGGTCGCTTTGTAGACCCCGCCGGCGCCCTTTTCCAGCGGTCGTGGCTACAGGTTACGGACATCGCCCCGTGGGAATTCGAGCAGACGGTACGCGCCTGGGACCTGGCGGCGAGCTCGAAGACCACCGCGGACTATTACGCCGGTGTGAAGATGGGCATCACAGCAGAGCAGGACGTGTACATCCTCGACGTCGCGCGGGGGCAATGGGACTGGCCCCAGGGCCGCGAGACCATTATCCAGTGCGCCATTGCGGACGGCACGGACTGCCACGTATTCCTCGAACAAGCCGGGCAGCAGCGTATCGCATACGACAACCTGCTGGAGGATGACCGTCTCATGGAGCATTGTGTGGACGAGCACCGCCCCGAGCGCGATAAGCTAACGCGGGCCCTACCCCTTGCCTCGCGCGCCAAGGCCGGCAAGGTGTACCTAATGCGGGGCGCGTGGAATGAATCCTTTCTCGACGAGCTGTGTAGCTTCGACGGCAGCGGGAAAGGCAATGACGACCAGGTGGACGGAGCCAGTATGGCTTACAGCGAGGTTAGCGCACCCGTCCCTAGCGCAATGCGAGGATAGACCGTATGGGAATACGTTCTCTGATATCCAAGTCGGCGGGGTGGGTGGCGCAGAAATTCGAGAGCCCATACATGCCGGAGTTCGGGCTAAACCGCCTCGACGTTGGCGACAAGAAAATGACGCGCCCTTACAGCCAACACCCATACGTCTACCGGTGCATTTCGGACATCGCGACTAAGTGTGCGTCCGTACCCTTGGAGCTGCGACAGGGCCCCTCAGACAATTACCGCGTGCTCGAAGACGGGCCCCTATATCGGGTCTTCACGAAGCCGAACCAGTTATGGAGCGGCACGCAGCTTATCGAGGCGACGATGTCGCACCTCATGCTCCAGGGCAACGCGGTGTGGTTCCTCGACCGCGAGGACGAACGCCAAGAGCCGGTAGAGATATGGGCGCTGGAGCATTCCCGGTTCACGCCGGTTTTCTGGCCCGGCTCGTGGAACGTGCAGTATTGGAAATACCAGAGCCCCGACGGTTCGGTCAAAGTAAACCTGGCGCCGTGGAACGTGCTCCTCTTCCGCCTCTTTAATCCGTACTCGGATTTCTGGGGCATGGGCCCCATGGAGGCAACGCGCCGTGGCGTCGAACTGGATTGGTGGGCCTCGAAGTACAACGAAGCCTTCTTCATCCAGGGCGGCGACCCCGGCGGCATTATCAAAATCAAGAACCGGATGAACGATAAGCAGAAGCGCGACCTACTTCGCAGCTTCACCGACGCGCACGGCGGGGCGCTCCAGGCTTTCAAGACAGCCCTTCTCGACGGCGACGCCGAGTACCAACAGCTCACGACGACCCATAAGGACATGGCCTTCCTCGGGCAGATGCAGTTCCGCCGCGAGGTAGTCTGCAACACGTTCGGCACACCCCCCAGCGAAATCGGCATCCACGACAAAATTCATAAGGCCGCCTCGAAGGAGATGCTGAAGACGTACTGGACGGGGCGGCTCCTGCCGCTGCTGGGGCTGGTCTGCGACAGCCTACGCAGCCAGTTCTTCGTGGACTACGACGAGGAGTATACGTGGCCGCATTTCGACACCTCCGGGGTGGCGGCGCTGCAGGACGACCTTCTCGAAAAGGCGAAGATTGCACAGATATTCGTTGGCCTGGGCTTTCCCGTATCCGACGTCAACGACAAGCTTGACCTGCCCTTCGAGCGCTTCGAGGGGGACGACGTGCCGAGGCTGCCGCCCACGGCTGCCGACATAGCTGCGCTTTCGGCACCCCCCGCCGACGGGAAAACGTACTATGTGGTGGGGCCGCCTGAGCTCCTCCGACTCCCGGGCCCCACGGTGCCGGCACAGCCCAAGGGGGCGCCCGACCTGCCCCCCCACACGCCGGTACAAAGGCAGCACTGGCTCGACTGGATTGCCAAGGGTACGCCGCCGGCGAAGCGATTCCAGGGCGCCCTGCGTAAGTTCCTCCGCAGCGCCATAGACGAGTTCGACCGTATTCTCGCCGTGGCGCGGGAGGGGGGCGCCACGCTGGCAGAAGAAATCGGCGCGGTGGCGCTGGGCCCCGAATACGCTACCACGCTGGGGCTCATGGCGCGCAAGCACTACCAGGCGACTGCCGTGGCGATGGGCCCCCTTATCGAGCGCCACATCGCCAATGCCGGCATCAGCTTTGACTTCGACCCCTCGGCGCCGGCCATTAAGTCATTCCTCGAGACCAAGGAGATGAAGATAGTCGAGAACGTGTACGGCAAGGGGCTCAACGACGCCGCCCGCGCCCGCCTGGTGCTCGCGTCGGAGCAGGGCCTCACCATCGGCGAGTTGGCCGAAGACCTGCACCAGACCGTGGGGGTGGCGCGTACGCGGGCGCTGCGGATAGCGCGCACCGAGACCGCGCAGGCCGCGAACGGCGTGGAGTTCCACGCAGAGCGTGCCGCCGGCATTACAAAGCATGCTTGGATAGCCTCGCTCGACGACGAGACCCGCGACGAGCACATAGCGGATATGAACCTGGGGCCGTGGCCCGTTGGGCGCGTCTTCCCGAACAGTGGGTGTAAATACCCGGGCGACGTCAACGGTGCGGCGGACCAGGTAATCAACTGTAGGTGTACGATCATGGCGGTGGAATGAGTGGAAGACCCGCACGGACTATCCGACCATTGGCGAGAGATACTCGCATGGGTGACCGCGGCCTCGGCATGGGGGGGCGTGGTGAAGCTTTGGTTTCGTCAGAAAGACACGGTGAAGAGATTGGAAGATAACGCTAAAGCCCTGGCGGAAGAACGAATCCCAGAAAGGGTACGGACCTTGGAGGCGGATACGAAGCACCTCCGGAAGGACCATATCCGCTGCGCGGCAACCCAGGCCGAACGCTACAAGGAAACGCGCGAGCAGCTACATGCTATGGCGCTTGATATGGCGAAGGGCTTCGGAGAAGTCGCTGAGGCCCAGGCCATGACCCAGCAGAAGCTCGACGACCTAATCAAGTTTACGCGAAACGGAGGCAAGGAATGACGAAACCAGCGCCGGCGACAGAGGGGCCGTTCTTTGATGCGAGACTTGCTGTTGACCGTCCACGGTTGCAGCTAGCCTGCAAGAAGCTGAAGCCGCCCGCCGACGGCGTTTATCGGTTCATCGGGACTACGCCAACGCGCGACCGCGACGGCGATGAGATACCCGTCAAGGGCTGGGATTTCAAAGCCTTTCGGGACAACCCGCGGTTGCTCTGGTCGCACAACTACATGGTGCCACCCATCGGCAAGGTGACGAAGATAAAGAAAGAGGAGGTGGATGGCGTCGAGGGAATCGTCTTCGACGTTGTTTTTGCGTCCACGCCCTTCGCGCAGGAGATACGGCAGCTCGTAGATGAGGATATGCTATCCGCAGTCTCCGTCGGGTTCCGCCCCACCAAAAGCCGGTGGATTGAGGAGGAAGAAGGAGAGCGCGAGATTCGTCATGACGAATTTCCCGACACGCGCCTGGGCAAGGTATTCCTGAAGAAGGAGCTGCTGGAGCTCTCTATCGTGAACGTGCCGGCCAACCCCGGGGCGCTCCGCGTCAAGGCGCTCGCAGGCCAGCCTATGCCGTACGAGCTGTACCAGACCTTGGGCGTGGAGCCGACCCAGACAAGTATCTACCTGGGCCCCGAGGGCTCGGCCTCGATGCAGCTCAAGACTACCGACGCTGGCGTGCGCGTGGCGGGTTTCCACGGCATGACCTTTGAGGGCGACGGGCGGCCGACGAGCTTGCCAGGCGTATCGACGAATTCCTGGGGGCCTTCGATGTGCAGACTATCAAGGAAGCTCTCGGCTACGATTACGCGCCGTTCATCGCGCCCCCACCCAAACGTCTGGCGGTGTTAGACCCCGGCATAGATGACTTCACGGCTTCCTGCAAGCGGGCCAGAGACGCCCTGTTTGCGGGGTTCACAAGAACTATAGGCAGCCTACCGGGCGGCCCCCCTGCTGCGCGACAGCGCGGTGAGGTTGCGGATACGGACGACGAGGGGGAGGGAGCTCCAAAGCCCCCCACGGCGCCCGCGCGACCACCGCGCAAGATTGCGGACACAGGAGGGAAGCTGCGCAGGAAGGCGCCCCGGCGGCCGAGGCGTATCGGTCGTATCTTACGAGCATTACTCCAAAAGAAAGGACCGCGCAAATGAAAAAGCGCAAGAAGAAAAAGGGCCAGAAGGAAGAGCCCGAGATCGTTCTTGACAACGAAGACGAAGACGACGAGGGCGAAGAGGAACCCCAGGGCGAACCGCAAGGCGAACCCCAGGACGATGGCGACGAAGACGTCACCGACGAAGAGGAGGCGCTGGTGCGCGACCTCGTGGCCGGGGTGGTCAAAGACGAGCTGAAGCCCGTTATCCAAAGCGTGCGCACGCTGACGAAACGGTTCAAGGCCGCTGACCCGCGTATGATTGGCAAGCTGGGCCCGCCGAATATGGACCCGTCCGACGATGACGGATTCAACATCGACTGGAAGCCGAAAGGCAGCAACTTCGACGGTGTTCCGAAAAACGAGTTTTGTTTCGGCCGTGCCATCCAGGCGCTCGTGGCGAAGGACTGGAGCATGGCGCCTTTCGAGAAGGAGCTGTCCGACCACGTCTGTAAGACGCTCACCTGGGCGTCTGGTAGCGGGGGCGGCTTGTGGGTGCCGGAGGAGTTTCTCTCCAACGAATTCATCGACATGCTGCGGGCCAATCAGGTAGTGCGCGAGGCGGGGGCCACCGTGCTCTCCAACCTCACGGGCTCGCCTGTGCGGATTCCGAAGGCGACCGGCAGCGCGACCGTCGGCTGGGTGGGGCAGGACGCAACGCAGACCGCGTCCGACTCCACGCCGGCACAGCTGACCATGGTGCCGCATATCTGCATGGGGCGGTCGAAAATCTCCGAGCAGATGGTGCTGTTGAATCCGGGCGCCGTGGAGCCGTACGTCAGGGAAGACCTGGCCTCGGGCATCGGCCTCGCTTTCGACCTGGCGATGCTGCGCGGTACGGGCACCAATGAGCAGCCCCTGGGCATGGCGAACCTGACCAGCAAGCTCACCGTGGCGATGGGAACCAACGGGGGGACCGTCACCATCGATAAGTGCTACGACATGCTGTACCAGTTGGAGCTAAACAACGTCAAGACGGACAAGCTCAACTGGTTCTGTCACCCGTTGCTTCGGAACACGCTGCGGAAGCTGAAGGACACCAACGGCCGGTACTACTTCCAGCCCGACCCGAGCTCGCCGCAGAAGGGTACCCTGCTTGGGTATCCTGTGTCCGTCACGACCCAGATTCCCATCAACCTCACGAAGGGCTCCGGCACGGCTCTCACCGAGCTGTACCTGACGGCCATGCCGTACGTCATCATCGGCGAGTGGGGAGCCCTGAACGTCAAGGCGACCGACGTCGGCGGTGACGCCTGGGCGAACAACCTCATCGAGGTCAAGGCCACGTACTACGTTGACGTGGGTTTCAGGCACGACCAGGCGGTCTGCCTCATGAACGATTGTCAGTAAACGTTTTCTCCTCTGGCAACGGTCTCCGGCGCTTGTGGCCAGGGCGCCGGAGACCACATTTTGACAGGAGGTACCATGCAGCGCTGGAGAGTTCGAAACGGCGGGTACGTTATCCGCACCGCAAAAGGAGACTTTTCGTCCGGGCAGACCTTCATGGCAACGGCCGATGAAGTGAAGCCGCATATGTGGGCGCTGGAGCCGGTCCCTTTAACCGACCCCGTGGAGGAGAAGGAGCCGGTAACGCTCACCCAGCGGCTTGCCCGCCCGGAGCCGGTGCACGCAGCCGTACCCGAGGCAAGCCGCTGGGTGAGCGTTACCG